TTTTAACCGCACCGTCAACAAGGCCGCAATTTCACCGCAGCCAGCAAAAACAGCGGCAGTAGGCGGACAGTATTATTCGGCTAACACGGCTGGCGTTGGCATGATCGGTCAGTACTACTCGTACAGCGAAGGCGAAGCACGCAACCGTGCAATGAGTGTGCCGACCATTAGTCGAGCGCGCGATCTCATGGCAAGCGTTATCGGTTGCATGAATTTAAAAATGTACAACGAAATTTGGAACGGCGAAGAAATGGAAAAACTGCCGTTAGCGCCCCGCACATGGTTGCGAAGACTTGACCCAAGTGTGCCTAATTCGTTTTTGCTTGCATGGTTATTTGATGATCTTTTTTTCTACGGTAGAAGCTTCCTCTACGTCACCTCGCGTACGGCTGACGGTTACCCAGCGTCGTTTACTCGACTACCAGCCGCAATGGTCAACACACTTGATCAAACTGGCCCAGTATGGTTTGCGCCGTCAAAACAATTGACGTTTCAAGGCGGCAATTTAAACCCTGACGATCTCGTGCAATTTTTGTCGCCGATACAGGGCATTGTTTACATGAGCGAAAAAGCAATCGCAACAGCGTTGCAACTTGAAGCGGCACGTTTTCGTAACTCGTCATCGGCTATACCGGCAGGCATTTTGCGACAGACAGGTGGCGAACCGTTAAGCGCTCAAGAGTTAGCCGACCTTGCAGCGGCCTTCAATGCGGCACGGGCCACAAACCAAACAGCCGCTTTAAACGAATACGTCAGTTACACAGAAACACAAACCAGCCCTGACAAAATGTTGTTGATTGAGTCAGCAGAATTTCAAGCTATGGAAATGGCACGGCTATGCAACATTCCGCCATATCTTGCAGGTGTGTCGGTTGGTAGTTATTCGTATCAGTCAAGCGCTGAGGCGCGCATGGATTTGTGGACATTTGGCGTACGCGCTTACGCCGACTGCATTGCTGGCACACTTAGTCAAAACAACGTGTTACCTAACGGCACATATGTCGAATTTGACGTTGAGCAATACCTATCGGGTGAATACTCGATGAGTGATTACCGCGAAGACAATTCCGAAACACCGATACCAAATGGAGTACTATAAATTTTATGATCCGACTTACCCCTTCACAGATCACGGTTGACGCAGCGGCGGCAGAGGGCTTGCCGTCGCGCTCAATCTCAGGCGTAGCCGTCACATACGACGAAACAGCGACCGTCAGCGACGGTACACAAGTACGGTTTTTGCAGGGGTCGTTGCCAGTCACGGGGCGCGACCCGAAACTTTATATGCAACACGACAGCAACCAAATTGTCGGCAAAGTTGTTGAGCGCGTTGACACGGCTCAGGGCATGATGTTCACCGCCAAGATCAGCGCCACTCGACTAGGCGACGAAGCTTTAACGCTGGCAAACGACGGCGTAATTGACGCAGTATCAGTCGGCGTAACACCCACAAAATTTAGGTACGACGAAGACGGCGTGATGATCGTTGAGGCCGCCAACTGGTCAGAATTGTCGCTGGTATCCGAGGGCGCGTTTGCCGGTGCAGTAATTACCGACGTTGCGGCCAGCGCACCCGACGAACCAGCCGTTGAGGGTATCCACGAAACCGAGCCACAAGTAGAGTTAATATCAGATCAAGAGACAACACAGGAGACAGACATGACCGACAAAAACGAGCAACCAGTAGTCGAAGCGGCACAAGCAACCGTCGACAAACTTTGGGCGCAACCAAAACGCGAATTTCGTATGCCAAGCGTTGGCGAATATCTTGCCGCGTACCACATCGGCGGCGACACATTCCGCAAAGTAAACGAAGAATTTGTCGGCGCACAAAAAGCAAAACAAAGTGTGCTTGAAGCAGCCGCAGGCGACATCGCAACAACCGACACACCGGGTTTGTTGCCAGTACCAGTACTCGGGCCAGTATTTCAAGACATCAACTTCATTCGACCATTCGTAACAGCGATCGGCGCTCGCGCATATCCTGACGGTGGCACACAAAAAACATTTATCCGACCAACGATCACAACTCACACATCAGTTGCAGAACAGACAGGCGGCGCCGAATTTGGTGCAGCGTCAGCAACCACAATGGTGATCGCAGCAAACTCGGTAACAAAAAAGACGTTTGCAGGTCAAGTAACTTTGTCGGTGCAAGACATTGACTTCACATCACCAGCGGCGATGACACAAATCATGAATGACCTTATGGGTCAGTACATGATTGCAACAGACAACTTTGCAGTTGACGCACAGGTTGCAGGCTCGACCACAATCGGTCAATGGGACGGCACACCTGAGGATTTAATTTTGTTCCTCTACGGTGCAGCGCGCGACATCAGCAACGGCTCAAACTTGTTCCCAACACACTTGTTGTTAGGTGCAGACGCTTGGGCAAAACTTGGTAGCACAGTCGACAGCGACAAACGACCATTGTTCCCAATGGTTGGTGTGCCGGGTCTTGGTGGATACAACACACTTGGCGCAGGCAACGTAACAAACTGGTCAACAACAAACCCACTCGGTTTGCAGATCATCGTTGACAGCAACGTTGCAGCAAAAACAATGATCGTGTTCCACGCACCAGCGTCAGAGTACTACGAGGCAATTCGCGGATTGCTTAGCGTTGAAAACCCCGGCACGTTGTCACGTACGTTCTCGTACTACGGCTACGCGTCGTTCTTTCAAGCAAAAGCAACACTCGCTCAAAAAATTACATACGCTTAGTCGAGTAGCGGCATAACCGCTATGGCAACCTACGCAACAGCAAGCAAACAGTTATTGGACAACTACGCCTGCATATCTACGCTTGAGCCAACTGACATACAAGTTGGCGACAGCGTAGTTGTAGGGTCGTTAGGCGCACCGTTCAACGGCACGTTCACCGTGTTGTCATGCCCTCAATACAGATACACGGGCGTCGATAGCACAACTGGCGAATGGACATTTGACCAAACGCAACCAATACCTAATCAGGTTTTGTACGCCTGCACAGGTAGCAACGTTGACTTCGTTGCGATCTTTACCGGCACGGTCGCGTTTACACCAACTTGTACGTGGATTACGGCCGCAAACCTGATCACCTATTTAGGCGTGTCGATTACTAACCCGTCAGATGATTACACGCTGATCACGCAGTCTGTTAGCGCGGCTAACCAGTTTTGCAGTCGTCGTCGAGCTGAGGCAGGTTATAACGACAATTTGACTACTAGCCCGTCAGGTGACGTAACGCTGGGCACTCTTATGTATGGCGCAGCGCTATGGCGTAGTCGAGGCAGCCTTGAAAATGTGTTTGCGTCGTTTGACAACATGGGTACAGCACCGCAACAATCATTGACACCGATCGTTAAACAGTTGTTAGGTATTGACCGACCAGCGGTGGCATAGTGCCTGCACCATACACAGATTTATTAAACGAGGCGATTGACGACCTGACCGCAACGCTCACGGCCGTCACGGGTTTGCGCGTTGTCAATGACCCGACAAAACTCGTGCCAAATTGCGTGTTTATGCAAGCGCCAAGTTTCACGACGATCGCTGGCAACGGCAACATCGTACGCATGGATTTCCCGATCAAAATTGTTGGTAGTGGCCCAGCAGGGCTACCCGTGTTGCGCGAAATACTACAGATCAGCGCAACGGTGCTTGGCTCAGCGATAATCGTTATGTCGGGTCGCCCCGGCACACTCGAGATCGGCGGTCAAGAATACCCGTGCTATGACCTAGCGGTTGGCGTACAAGCGCAAACAGCGTGAGCATACACACGGTCACGGTCGCAGTATGGTAAAACTATAGATACAACAGCAAAGGATTAAGACATGGCAACTAGCACTTATTTATCAAACCCAGTTGTGCTGATCGGCGCTAGCAGCGCGTCAACCACAGACATCACCGACCAAGTGTCGGCAGTAACCGTCAACTACGTTGTCGAAGCACTTGAAGACACCGCGTTCGGCTCGACTGCACGAACCAACACGGCAGGCCTGCAAAACAACAGCGTCACGCTCACCGTGTACGCGTCGTATGCAACGTCAGAAAGTTACGCAACATTGTCAGCGCTGGTCGGTACAAAGTGCTATATCAAAGTGACCCCAGCAACAGGCGCAAACACAGCGACTAACCCCGGCTTTGAACTGACAAACACCTACCTGAGCGCGCTACCAGTTATCAACGCAAACTTGGGCGAGTTGTCAACATACGACATTGAACTTATGGGTGGCGCGTACACAGTCGACGTAACGTGATCTAACGTGCCGTAACTGGCCGAGAACAGGAAAGCACAATGAGACTAAAACTAAAAGTTGACCTAAACGACGGCACACAGCCAGTCGAGTTAACGACAAATATGTTTGTCATTTGCGAATGGGAAAAAACCGAGGGTCGCAAAATTAGCGACGGCAAAGGTATCGGCTATAGCGATTTAGTTTGCTGGGCGTACCATTTGCTGAAACTTAGCGGCGAAAAAATGCCTGCAACATATCGCGACTGGGTTAAAGCAAACCCAAACATGACTATCGAGGCGATTGACGAGACAGACCCAAACCATACGGCGTAGGCAGTTACCGACGGCAACTAGCAGAACTGTTAGTCGCAACAGGGTACTGGCCTACGACAATCGAGTTTGACACGCGCGACCTTATAACGGTGATTAGTCTGTTAAATAAGCAAAAGAGGTAACACGTATGCCAGCAAGCACAACTATTGAGGTCGTCGGCGTTAAACAGACAATCAACAGTTTGCGCAAAATTGACCCACAGTTGCAAAAAGATTTTAAGGCTGACGCAACGCAGATCGCACAGCCAGCAATACAGGCAGGCAAAGCCGTCTATAAAGAGTTGCCGTTGTCGGGCATGAAATACGGTTGGACACAACGCGACCGCAAACTATTTCCGTTTACAGTCACCAAAGCAATCAACGGCGTACGCATGAGGTTTGACACTCGACGCAACGCCGTCGGCGTGATTTTGATTGAGCAAAAAGACCCAGCCGCCGCAATCTTTGAAACAGCCGGTCGCGCTAACGCAAACAAATTAGGTAACGCGCTCGGGTTTGTTGGTGCTGGTCGCACTCGACTGATCGGGCCAGCGGTGTATAAAGCGCGTCGCGGTATTGAAGCTGAGATGACAAAGATGATTGCTAAAACTATGCGCGACGTGCAGAGGGATATTTAGTCATGGCATTAAGTATTCCTATTGTCTCTGAGTTTGACGGCAAGGGCATTGACAAAGCAATCAAAGAATTTAAACAGTTAGAAACCGTTGGCGAAAAAGCACAGTTTGCGATTAAAAAAGCGGCCGTGCCAGCAGCGGCGGCGCTAACGGCGGTTGCTGGCGCGTTGGGTTTGGCGGCTAAAGCAGCAGCAGAGGACGAACAGCAACAAGCAATTTTGGCTAACACTATGCAAAACGTTGTCGGTGCGACTGACGCGACGGTTGCAGCGACCGAGGACATGATCGCGGCTATGTCGAGGGCGACGGGTACGGCTGATAGTGAGTTGCGACCAGCGTTTGCCGCGTTGCTTGTTGGTACTAAAAACGTTGGCGAGGCAACTGACGCGCTGACGTTGGCTCAAGACGTTGCGATCGCTACAGGTGCAGATTTAGCAAGCGTTAGCGACGCGTTGGCTAAAGCGTACGCAGGCAACATGAAAGGGCTACGTGCGTTATCGCCTGAAATGGCAGGGCTAATCAAAGAAGGCGCGTCACTTGACACGGTGATGATGGCGTTAAACGACAACTTTGGTGGCGCGGCCGCACGATCAGCAGAAACCGCAGCAGGCAAATTTAAAATACTAAAAAACAGTTTGGCTGAAACACAAGAGTCGATCGGCGCGGCATTGTTGCCGGTGTTGCAAAAAGTGTTGCCGTATTTGCAGGCAATGGCTGATTGGGCGCAACGTAACCCTAAAGCGTTTTTGATTATTGCTGGCACGATTTCGGCGGTTGCGGCCGCAATCATGGCGGTTAATATCGCTATGGCGTTAAACCCGTTTGGTTTAATTGCGGTAGGTATCGCAGCACTTGTTACTGGTTTAACGTTTGCTTACACAAAGTTTGAGACGTTTCGCAACATTGTCAACACGGTGCTTAACGGTTTGATTGCAGGGTTTGAAACATTTGCTAATTCGTTTATCGGCGCAATTAACTTGATTATTCGAGGCATGAATTTGATTAACCCGTTTACCGATATTGGTAGTTTGCCGACGATCTCGTTGGGTCGTATCGGTAGTGGTGGTGGTGGTGCTACGGCTGTTGGTGGCGATACGCGTACGGCTGACCGTATGGCTCGAGAGGCAGGCGCGTCTATTCCGAGTGTGCCAGCGATTATTGGTGGCGGTGGCGG